GGTTCTGCAAAGTTAGACTATTCAGAACATGGTTCATTGCATGGATTGTATAAGAATGATTACTCTAAGTATCTTGCATATAATGTACAGGACGTTGTTCTCGTAGAAGAACTAGAGGAGAAACTTGGACTTATGGAATTGACCATGACCATGGCTTACGATGCAAAGTGTAATTACTCTGATACTTTTGGAATGGTAAAATATTGGGAAACTATTATATACAACTTCCTTAAGAAACAGAATATTCAAACACCACCACAAAGACTTAAACAACAGACTAAAACCCATTCTATTGTTGGTGCATATGTAAAGGAACCTCTCGTAGGTAAACATGATTGGGTTATGTCATTTGACTTGAACTCACTTTATCCACATTTAATTATGCAGTTCAATATCTCACCCGAGACAATGATTAAAGGTGGTGCAAGAATGGACGTTGACATTCAAAAAATGTTAGACGGAGAGTCAGAGTTATCTTCATTGAAAAAGACTAACAGAACAGTTGCACCTAATGGAGTAATGTTTAGTAGAGAGAAACAAGGATTCCTTCCTGAACTTATGGAAACATTCTATGACGAACGTAAGATGTGGAAGAAGAAGATGATTGAGTATCAAATTGAGAAGGAATCATGTAAAGAACCCAAAAGAAAGAAAGAACTAGAGAGTCTTATCAAACGTGCATACAACAATCAACAGGTTCGTAAGATTGCACTTAACTCTGCATATGGGGCTCTTGCAAATCAATACTTTGCATTCTTTGACCCTAACCTTGCAGAAGGTATTACTATGTCGGGTCAGTATGTTATTAAGACTGCAGAAAAAACAATAAACAATTGGATGAACAATGTCCTTAAAACAGAAGACGAAGATTATGTTATTGCAATGGATACAGATTCAGTTTACATAACTTTTGATAAACTAGTGTCACAAGTGTTTCCCGAAGACACCGACAAAGACAAAATTATAAACTTCCTTGACACTATCGGAAGAGATAAAGTTGAGAATGTTTTATCAAAAGGGTATGACGAACTTGCAGAATACACTAACGCATTCCAACAGAAGATGGAAATGGGTCGTGAAGTAATTGCAGACAGAGGTATTTGGACTGCAAAGAAAAGATACATTCTAAATGTATTTGATTCTGAAGGTGTAAGATATGAAACACCTAAACTTAAAATGATGGGTATTGAGACTGCAAAGTCTTCTACACCACAATGGGTCAGACAGAAACTTACAGACGCATTCAAAGTTGTTATGAATGGAACTGAACAAGAACTATGGGAGTTCGTAGAGACTGCACGAAAGGATTTTAGAAACCTTCCAGTAGAACAAATGTCTTCACCAAGAGGTTGTAATAATCTTGAACAGTACTCAGACCCAAACCACATATACAGTAAAGGAACACCCATACATGTTAGAGGTGCCTTACTTTATAATCACCAACTTAAGAAACTAAACATAGATAAACGATATGAGAATATCCGAAGTGGAAACAAGATTCTCTTTACCTATCTTAAATTACCTAACAAGTTAAATGAGAATGTTATATCTTATTCAAATGTCTTGCCAAGAGAATTAGAATTACAGAACTATATTGATTACGACAAACAATTTGATAAATCATTTATAGAACCATTGACTGCAGTTATCAGTAAGATTGGTTGGAATACCGAACCAGTTGCAAGTCTAGATTCATTCTTCTAAATACAAGTATGAAAGCATTTGTTATTACAGTTGACCACCCAAAATCTCATGAGAGTGCTGATAAGTGTATAGAGTCTTGTGCAAAACAAGGTATACATGTAGAGAAGTTCAATGCAATTACTCCTAAAGATAATCCTAGAGAAATAATAAGAAACATTACAGGAAACACTAAAGGTATGATGTTTGATTTTGAACCTTTTCCCGAGAGAGTTGCGGCCTGTTTTGCTTCTCAACTTACACTATGGGATATGTGTTCAAAAGATGGTGAACCTTATCTCATATTAGAACATGACGCAGTATTAGAACTACCCTTCCCACATGACTTAGAGTTTGATAGGTGTATTACACTTGGTAGACCTAGTTGGGGTACTCATTTAGATTCACCACAAACTTTATCAAAAAAATATAACGAAGGTGTTAATAAATTGAAAAGTCATTGTTTTATTGGCAATCATGCGATATTAATAAAACCCGAAGGTGCAAGAGATATTATAGAAGTAGCAGGAACAAGACCATTGGAACCTGCAGATACCTTTCTTTCAAATCATTACTTCACATTTTTAGAAGAATATTTTCCATGGCCTTTTGTAGTGAGAGAAACATTTTCTATGATTCAAGGAGATGCAAGTGGAGATGGTAAAGCAAATACACTTCATATAAAAAACAATATAGACTTATGGACATATGAGGTAATAGACCCCGATGAAAACATTCATAATAACGATTAAAGGACACCCTTTATCAGAAAAGGAATCTAGGGAGTGTATAGAATCTGCAAAAGGATTCTATAAACATGAGATAGAAGTCTTTGACGCAATCACACCTAAAGGTGGATATCATCATATTCTAGGTGACAGACAAAACATATTTAATAATTACCCTAGACCTGATAGAGTTGCGGCTTGTTTTGCATCACACTATCTATTATGGAAGAAGTGTATAGAACTAAATGAACCCATACTTATACTAGAACATGACGCAGAGTTTGTTAGTGAGTTTCCCGATATAGATTTTGATATGTGTTGTACATTTGGAGAACCCACATACTATAGACCCGAACACATAGATTTTGATACACCTAAGTTAGACGGATTGAATACACTTACAGATAGGAATTTTTTAGGACACCATGCATATGCAATGAAACCTGAAGCCGCAAAGATATTTGTAGAAGATTGTGACACTACCGTGTTAAGTCCTAATGATTTATGGATGACAAAGGAAAGATATCCATGGTTGCAAGAGTATAGACCATTCCCAATAACTGCAAAGAAGAGTGCTTCTACAGTTCAAGATTATGTAGAAGTGGATATGAGTGTCTATGTGTCTGCAGATGATTTTCATTTTACAAACGGAACACAAGAACAAAGAAATTTTTTAGAAAAATATTATTCTCGTGCTAAGATAGGACAAGATTGGGCATTTGACCAAGTAGAAATATAAATATTAATATGATTGAAGTCACCGATAACGCAATACAACAACTTATTAAAAAAGATGTTAAGTTTATAAGACTTGGGGTCACTGGTGGTGGTTGTGCAGGATATGAATACTTCATAGAAGACACTTCAGACTTTATTAACATATCAGATAAACTTGTAAGTTTTGGAAAGTTTACTGTAGTGTTAGACGAAATGTCAGTTCCTTACTTAGAAGGGTCAACACTAGATTGGGTTAACGAAGGACTAAATGAATTTTTCAAAATTATAAACCCAAAGGAAGAATCAGTTTGTGGTTGTGGTGTTTCAGTGCAATTTAAAACTGTATAAATAATACTATGTACGAATATAAAGTTAAAGTAGTGAAAGTTGTCGATGGTGATACAGTAGATGTAGATATCGATTTAGGTTTCGGTATGGTCTATAAAAAACAAAGAGTCCGAATGGTTGGAATCGATACGCCAGAATCTAGAACTAGAGACAAAGTAGAAAAACTATTTGGTAAAGCTTCTAAAAAACACTTAAAAAAATTACTAGAAGAATGTGAAACAATATCACTTGTATCACACGACAAAGGTAAGTTCGGAAGAATCTTAGGAACACTATATGCACATCATGTAGAAGGACACCCTGTATTCGGAAACAAAGTAGATATCAATACTCAAATGATTAAAGATTGTCATGCAGTAGTTTACAGTGGAGAGAATAAAGACTTGGTTGAACAACAACATTTAGATAACAGAAAATTTGTTATGGACAATGGATATGTGACTCAAGAGGAGATTGATAAGGTATCATGATTATTAGTGCATTAGACTGTTTCTACATAATATCAATTGCAAGTATTTTTGGTTTCATTATTATGATGGAAATGCAAATAAAACAAATCAAAACTATGATGGAAGAACACATTAAGTTTGACTGCATAGAAGACCACAAAAAAGATTAAAAAACCCCTTTACAAATAAGACACTTTTGTGTATACTAGATAGTATATACATTTATGAGGAGTGTTTTATTATGTCATTTATAAAAGATTTAGTTAAATCCAGTGGAAACGAATACGCAGGTATTGTTTCTGATGGTGTGCAGGCTGGAGATGTTGATTCGTTCATTGATACGGGTTCACATATCTTTAATGCACTTCTTAGTGGTTCACTATATGGTGGACTTCCTTCAAACAAAATTACTGCAATCGCAGGAGAATCAGCAACAGGAAAAACTTTCTTTGCACTAGGAATGTGTAAACAATTCTTAGAAGATAATCCTGATTCTGCAGTACTGTATTTTGAATCCGAATCTGCAATCAGTAAGGAAATGATTGAGTCGAGAGGAATTGATTCTTCTAGATTTGTTATTATCCCAGTTGTGACCGTGCAGGAGTTCAGAACACAGGCAATCAGTATACTAGATAAGTATCTTGAAACTCCAAAAGACAAGAGACCACCTATGCTAATGTGTCTAGATTCCCTCGGTATGTTATCAACTACCAAAGAAATCGAAGACACTGCAGACGGTAAAGAGACTAGAGACATGACTCGTGCCCAAGTTGTTAAGGGTGCATTCAGAGTTCTAACTCTTAAACTTGGTCGTGCAGGAGTTCCTATGATTGTCACAAACCACACATATGATGTGATTGGTTCTATGTTCCCTCAAAAAGAAATGGGTGGTGGTAGTGGACTGAAGTATGCAGCTTCATCTATTGTCTATCTCTCAAAGAAAAAAGAGAAGGAAGGAACCGAAGTAATTGGAAATATAATCCATTGTAAGAATGCAAAGAGTAGACTTACAGTTGAGAATAGAGTAGTTGATGTAAGACTATCCTATGACAAAGGATTAGATAGATATTACGGATTACTAGATATGGCACTTGCATTCGGTATCTTTAAGAAATCGTCTACAAGAGTGGAACTACCAAATGGTAAAACAGAATTTGGTAAGACAATCAACAACAATCCTACAAAATACTTTACTGAAGAAGTAATGGCATTATTAGAGGACAAGGCACAGGAATATTTCAAGTATGGCGAGACTAGAGACGACAATACTCAAGAATCTGATTCAGAGTAATTCTTTTTCACGAAAAGTGCTTCCTTTCATTAAGGAAGAGTATTTCAACGAAATAGACGAACAGACTGTATTTAAAGAAGTATATTCATACTTTGACAAATACAATAAATCCCCAACTGTAGAGGCACTTCTCATTAATCTAGACAATAGTACTACATTATCTGATAATATAGTGCAAGGGTCTAAGACAATTCTACAGAAAATGGGAACACCCGATGAAACTGCTGAAGAGTGGTTGGTAGACGAGACAGAGAAATGGTGCAAAGATAGAGCAATCTATATTGCAGTCATGGATTCTATCGAAGTGTTGGATGAAAAGTCTAAGAGGTCTAAAGGTGAGATACCCGAACTATTGAAAGATGCACTTTCCGTGTCCTTTGACACAAACATTGGACATGACCAAATTGAAGATTCAGACGCAAGGTTTGAGTTCTATCATACGGAAGAAGAGAAGATTCCGTTTGACTTAGAATACTTCAACAAGATTACCAAAGGTGGTTTACCAAACAAGACTTTAAATATATGTCTTGCAGGAACTGGTGTTGGTAAGTCATTGTTTATGTGTCATATGGCTGGTGCAGGACTTCTGATGAACAAGAATGTTCTTTACATTACAATGGAAATGTCAGAAGAAAGAATCGCAGAGAGGATAGATGCAAACACATTGAATGTTCCTATGAAAGATTTACCCGACTTATCTAAGAAACTCTTTGATAAGAAGATTGATAAAATTGCACAAAAGACTAAAGGTAAACTTATAATCAAAGAATATCCTACTGCATCTGCACATGTCGGTCACTTCAGACACTTACTACAAGAGTTAGAAATGAAGAAAGATTTCAAACCCGATATGATATTCGTTGACTATCTAAACATATGTGCAAGTGCAAGAGTCAAGCCAGGTGCTGGTGCAAACTCTTATACACTTATAAAATCTATTGCAGAAGAACTTAGAGGACTTGCAGTGGAGTTTGATGTACCTATTATGAGTGCAACTCAAACGACACGTAGTGGATATGGTTCAACAGATGTAGAACTTACGGATACTTCAGAGTCCTTTGGATTACCTGCAACTGCAGACTTTATGTTTGCATTGATATCTTCAGAAGAACTAGAAGAGTTAGACCAAATGGTAGTGAAACAGTTAAAGAATAGATACAATGACCCAACCGTATTCAAAAGGTTTGTCATAGGTGTCGACAGAAGTCGTATGAAACTCTATGATTGTGAACAAGAAGCACAAGAAGAGTTGTATGAAAACACTACTGGTATTGATGATTCAATCCCTGTACATGACCGTGGAGGCAACACTAAATACAACGACTTCAAAATATAATGAACAAGAAGACTTTACAACCTATCGAAGTGATTAATAAGATTCAAGAGAAGATAGAGCTCAAAAAGAAACTTAGAGATAACAAAGAAGATAAGAAAGTCAAAAAAGAATTAGTCAAGATTGATAAACAGTTAAAGAATAGTACACTCTCTAAGATATGAAAGTCTTAATACTTGGTTCAGGTCGTTGTGGGACTTCTAGACTAGGTTGGTGTTTAAAGGAACATTACAATATCCCATTTACTTCTGAACCATTCAACTGGGATTATCAAAAAACTTCTAGACAAACAGAAGAGTATGTTGTACCCGACAATCATGTAATTAAATGTCTACCATGTTATCAACAATACATTGACCCCGAACTAAAAACACTTACACACGAAGAGGACGCAAAGGAACGAACATTTTGGTTTATGGACTTAAGTTTAAAGTTTGATAAAGTAATCTTAATGACTAGAAGAGATTTATCACAAAGATTATTGTCAGTTTTACATGCACATAAACATGGAACATGGTGGGATAAATATACCTTTAAACCAATATCAATTACAGAAGACGACAAACCTCTTATAGATGATTTTCTATATACAGAAAAGGTAATTAATACTATATCCCAACAACTTGCAATACCCATGACTTACATGGAAGATTTATATACTAAAGATATAGAAAAATCTAAGGAAACATGGTTATCCTTTACACAAGACTTTGAATATAAAGGAGATAACTTTATTGAAATATATGAAAAATTCTTCTCTCCAATGCATAAACAAAGAACTTAAACTTATAAATAAACATATAATACGGAGAAATTATGCCTTATACAACAGACCAAATCGCAACTCAACAAGATGTTGTTGATACATTAAAAGAAGATATTAACTGGGTTAAAGATGTATCCTACAATTTTGTAGGTAAAGGTACATTTGGACATAGTTGGAATGGAACAAGAACTGCATTTTGGGCAGATTGGAGAACTAACAATCCAAATGCAACTTGGAGTGGTTTAACATATGACGCAGATACAAGTTCAATGACTGGAACACTTGCATCTGAATATGATGATGGTGGAACAACTATGTTTCCTGATGTTAATTATAATTTTTGGAAGTGGGAAATGACAGGTGCTGAAGGTTATGAAGTTGATACTTCAGGAAACTGGGCAACTTGGATATCCACTAAAGAGTCTGAACTTGCAACAGAACAGGCTACACTTACAACTATGCAGAACGACCCTGCATAAAGATTACCGTTTAAATTTACCTAAATAGTAGACAGGAACAGATTTTTCTGTTATAATACTACTATGGGCGCAAAGAATTTACATTTAGAACACTTAGAAGACGAGATTATCAATCAAGGTATTGATGGTGGTCGTGGTGCGATAAACTTCTTAAGAGGTCTTAGAGACATGATGAAGGG